CAAAATGTTACAAATTATTTCATGACTGTGTTTAAACATTATTTAGCTTTTAATAAAATTAGAGAATATGAAACTCATTTAAATTCTATTTGGGTTAATGAAATGAAACAACACGAATATAATCCAGCACATATTCATAGAGGTATGTTATTTACTGGACTATCAAGTGTGATGATTTTAAAATTACCATCAACTTATGGTAAAGAATATTCAGCAGAACACATACAACAAAATGGTAGACTACAAATATTAGGAGCTGCCAATGGTCAATTTGCAAAAATTGATTATCAACCACCAATGGACCTTAGAGATTTTTATATATTTCCATATGATATGAGACACTGTGTTTACCCATTTAATGGAACTAATGAGACTAGACGAACTCTTGCTGCAAACTGTGATGTACAGTTTGATCCAATTAGAAACAGAGGAGCTACGTAATGGATAAACAATATTTAATTAGAGATGATCATATTGGTCTGTTTAAAAATTTTATGCCGAATGAATTAATAGATGATTATTTAAATTATTTTAATAATTGTGAAAAACAAGGCATCGTGTTTCCTAGAAAAGCAGATGAAACATTTGTTTCTGATCATGCAATTAACACGGTAATGGATGCACCCCATGTTCCAATGACTTATAACAATAAACCTTTTATAGATTTATTTTTTAAAGAAGCCTATCCTTTATATGTTCAAAAATATTCTTATCTAAAAAAATTAGCTACTCACAACATACTAGAAGTTAAAATACAAAAAACTAAAATAGGTGAGGGTTATCACACTTGGCATTGTGAAAATGCAGAAATGAAAGCTAGAAATAGAATTTTAGCTTTTATGTTATATTTAAATGATGTGGACGAAGGTGGTGAAACAGAATTTTTATATCAAAAGTGTAGATTTAAACCACAGAAAAATACATTGATGATATGGCCATCACAATTTACACATGTTCATAGAGGCAACCCACCTCTATCAAATGATAAATATATAATAACGGGATGGGTAGAATACGGATATTAATATGATTACAGAACCACGTTGGCGATCTTTTATAGTTGAAACAACAACACCAATCTTTACACCTGAACAATGTAAAATGATTATTGCAGCTGGACGTGCTGAACCTAAACAAGATGCATCTGTTGGAAATAAAGAAGGCATTAAAGGTGGTGTGTTAGATACTAAAACTAGAACTTCACATATCAGTTGGATACCTTTTAAAAAAATGGGTGACATGTATAAAGATATAGAAAAAATTATGAAGACCACTAATGGTAATCATTTTGGTTTTGATGGAATGACTATAACTGAAATGGCGCAATACACAGAATATCCAGAAGGTGGATTTTATGATTGGCATGTAGATAATGATGTAAACATGAAGCATGAACCCCCTGTTAGAAAAATATCTATGACTTGTTTATTGTCTCCTGAATCAGAGTTTGAAGGCGGAGATTTAGAATTAATGAAAGAAGGTAAGATTGCTAAACTTAAACAAGGACAAGCTATATTTTTTGCATCTTTTATAAGACACAGAGTTACCCCTGTAATACGAGGTAATAGAAAATCACTTGTTATGTGGTTTGGAGGGACACCATTTAAATAATGCATAGAGATCTACATTTCCCAACACCTATCTATATTGCAGACATAGAACACCCAACCCTTAATCAAGAGTTGGAACGAGATATAGTAGCTTGGTCTAAAAAAGATAATGGTGTGGTTAGAACTAATGTGCAAGGTTGGCATTCACATACTAATATGAATGAATTACCTGAATATCAAAAATTAGTTAGTATGTTATATGCATGTCAAAAAACTATTTACAATCAAGAACATTTAGATAGTGAACCTGTACTTGGTAATATGTGGGCTAATATAAATCCTCCAGGTGGAATGAATAGAGCACATCAACATCCAAACTCATTGTGGTCTGGTGTATATTATATTAAAGCTCCTAAAAATTCTGGACATTTAAAAATAGATGATCCAAGATCAGTTGCTTGTATGTCTAGACCTAGGCAAAAAGATGGAGAAAAACCTGCAAGACTATTTAGAGAAACACATTACGAACCTATTGCAGGAAGATGTATTATGTTTCCATCATGGTTAATGCATTGTGTTGATCCTAATAATTCTAATGATATAAGAATATCAGTGTCTTTTAATTTTTTACAAAAGTGTATGGTAGTATGAGTTTTCAAGATAAAAAATATCAAGTAATTAAGAACGCTGTATCTTATGATCTAGCTAATTTTATACTTAATTACTTTTTACTTAAAAGAGATGCAGTAGGTTATATGTACGAACATAACATACACGCACAGTCCCCGATACTTGGAACATGGACCGATCAACAAATTCCTAATACTTACTCATGTTATGCTGATTTTGCTATGGAAACTCTTATGGTTAAAATGCTACCAGTAATGAAAAAACACACAGGACTAGATTTAATACCAACATATTCTTATGCTAGAGCTTACAAAAAAGGTGATGAACTTAGAAGACATAAAGACAGACCTAGTTGTGAAATATCTACAACAGTTAATCTAGGTGGTAATCCTTGGCCTATATTTATAGATGGCACAGGAGCAAACACTGTAATAGATGAATACAAAAATATCCATAAACCTAACGCTCCAGCAGGCACGAAAGTCTTGCTTGAAGTAGGGGATATGCTAGTATATAGTGGATGTGAACTCGAACATTGGCGAGAGCCTTTTGACGGGGACATTTGCGGTCAAGTATTTCTACATTATAATCATGTGAATGGCCCATTTGCAGACAAAAATAAATTTGATGGAAGAGCTAAGCTAGGTCTACCATCAGGAATAAAATAGTATTATAATGAGGCTATATGTTACAAAAATTAGGTTTTGCACCAGGGTTCAACAAACAAGTTACAGAGACCGGGGCTGAAGGACAATGGTTTGATGGCGACTTTGTTCGTTTTCGATATGGTAGTCCAGAAAAAATAGGTGGTTGGTCTCAATTAGGTGACGATAAATTAACAGGTGTTGCAAGAGCTATTCATCATTGGGATGATAACGCAGGTATTAAATTTGCAGCCATAGGCACTAGCAGTATTTTATATGTTTTTTCAGGTGGGGTGTATTATGACATACATCCAATTAGAGCTACTTTAACAGGAGCTAATTTTACAAGCACATCAAGTTCAAAAACAGTTACAATAACCTGCACAGGTAATCACGGTTTATTACAAAATGATATTGTAATGTTTGATTCAGTTACTGGATTGAGTGGATCAACATTTACTAATGCTACGTTTGAAGATGAAAAATTTATGGTTACATCTGTACCTAGTGGTACAACATTTACAATTACAATGGCGGTTGCGGAAACAGGAACACCAGTTACAAACTCAGGATCTACATCTATTTTATGTTATTACACAGTTGGACCCGCACAGCAGTTAGGTGGTTTTGGTTGGGGTACAGGTTTATTTGGTGGTACATCTTTAGGTGCTGCAACAACAACACTAGCTTCTACTATTAATGATGCTGTAACGGTTATTCCTTTAACAGATTCTTCAGCATTTCCATCTTCAGGTACTATTCAAATAGGGTCTGAATTTATTTCTTATACAAATAATAATACCACAACAAATATTTTAAGTGGGGGAGCAAGAGAAGTTAATGGTACAACTAAATCAGCACATAGTGCAGGAGTTACAATTACAAACATAACTTCATACGCAGGTTGGGGTAGTGCATCTTCTACTGACTTTACTATTGACCCAGGTTTATGGGTATTAGATAATTTTGGTACAAAATTAATTGCACTTATATATAATGATAAATGTTTTGAATGGGATGCTGCAGCTCCTAATGCCACATCAACTAGAGCAACCGTATTACCTAATGCACCAACAGCATCACGTCATGTATTGGTATCAACACCCGACAGACACTTAGTATTTTTTGGAACTGAAACAACTGTTGGAACACCTAGTACACAAGACGATATGTTTATAAGATTCTCGGATCAAGAAAGTATTGATCAAACTGATTCATACACAGTACGAGCTGAAAATACTGCAGGTACGCAAAGAATTGCAGATGGTTCTAAAATTATGGGGGCTATTAAAGGTAGGGATGCAATTTATGTTTGGACCGATACTGCATTGTTCTTGATGAAATTTGTAGGACAACCTTTTACTTTCTCCTTTGAACAAGTAGGAACTAACTGTGGATTGTTTGGTAAAAATGCATGTATAGAAGTAGATGGTGCTGCTTATTGGATGTCAGAGAATGGTTTCTTTACTTACGATGGTCAACTACAATCTATGCAATGTTTTGTAGAAGACTTTGTTTATGACAGTATCAATGACACATCACGTGATTTAATTAACTGTGGACTAAACAATTTGTTTGGAGAAATAACTTGGTTCTATCCTAGCGAAGCTTCTGACGAAGTTGATAGAATGGTTACTTATAATTATCTAGACTCAACAACAAAACAACCTATTTGGACAACAGGAACTTTAGCCAGAACTGCTTGGCAGGACTCAGCAGTATTTAACAAACCACATGCAACTTATTATGGTTCAAATGACGATGCTTCATTTGATGTTACTGGTAATACGCAAGGTAGTACTATATACTATAGCCAGGAAACAGGGACCGATGAAGTAAACGCAGGTAATATTGCTGTAGCAATACCAGCATTTATATTATCGGGAGATTTTGATATTACACAAAGAAGAAGTAACACAGGTCAAGTAGTTGGTACACCGGATCTTAGAGGCGATGGAGAATATATGATGAGAGTAAGTAGATTTATACCAGATTTTATTACACAAACAGGTAGTACTACAGTTAGTCTTATATCAAGAGCTTATCCTAACAGCACACCAACCACTAAAGATTTTGTAATTGATTCATCTAAAACTTTTCAAAGCACAAGAATAAGAGCAAGGTCAGTTGCTTTAAAAATTTCTAACACAGCAGTTAATCAAGACTGGAAACTAGGTACATTTAGATTAGACATTGCACCAGGAGGAATGAGATAATGAACGACACATATTTTTTTGGTAAAAGAATGAGTTTTAACGAAGGTGGTAGAGCTCGTTTTAATGTAGGGGGCACTGGAAACAAAGATGCTGAAGCACAAGGTCTAAATTATATTTCTAACAATAAATATTTACAAAATGATTTTACAGGAAGTACACCATTAGATTTTAGTAACACACCTACTTCTGGAATTATGACTCAAGCTCCAATTATTTATCCACCTGTTAATCAAGGTGGCGATGGCGGTGGCGGCGGTAATGGAGATGATGACGATGACGATGATACTGATCCAAGTGGAAGAAAAACTGGTAAATTTGGAGTATCAACTGCTTTAAATGCATTTGGTATGATAACAAATCCTATTGGTATGTTACTTGGAAAAGGTATTGGTTCAATTATTAGTAATATAAAAGATCCATATAAAAATGTTTTCGGTGGATTGAACAAAGCTACTAGAGATGCTATTGGTAGAGACCAAGCTGCAACTTCAGCTGGAACCCACGGAGGATATGGATCAGGTACAGGAGGCGTAGGTGCAAGTGGACCAGGATCTGGAGGTGGATATAATGAAGGTAATTTCTGTTTTGATCCAAGCACTCTTATTCAAATGGCTGATGGTTCAACTAAAAAAATTAAAAACATACAACTTGGTGATGACACTAAAGGTGGAGAAGTTACAGGTGTATTTCAATTTAAAGCAACTGACGAGATTCACGATTACAAAGGTGTTACTGTTGCGGGTAGTCACTATGTTAAAGAAGATGGTGAATTTATTATGGTTAAAGATAGTCCACTGTCCGTCAAAATTGATAAGATACCAGTTGTCTACTCACTAGATACAACAGGTCGAAGAATCTTTATTAATGATATTGAGTTTGCTGATTACAATGGAGATGGAGTTGCTAAAAATTTCTTGAGTAATGCAGGTGTTGATTTAACTGGATTTGATAAAGAAGTATTACGTCAAGTTGAACACAGGCTAATCTAATGGCCGGACTATTTGAAGACATCCTAACAAACTTACAAGAAAAAAAACAAGAAGGTAAAATCCAAGGCGGCTATCGTTATAAAGACGGTAAGCTA